GGGGGGGGGGGGGGGGGGCGGGTGTGGGGGCTGTGGGGGCGCCTGCCGAAACGGTCGTTTTCGTTTGGGTGGGGGCGCTGCACACATGTTCGATGATGCGGATCACGGGGTGTTGTCTCCTCTCGGGCTTGACTCGCCGCGTCTCAGGGGGGCTATAGTTAGGTCATCAGCCGCGGGGCAGCCGCCCCACCAGGAAGGATCACGACAATGAGCATCAACGGTTTCATCGCAGACATCACCGGCCAGCTGGACGCGTGGGGCATCGACTACGAGACGACCACCGACGGACTCCGTTCCGGCGCCATCACCCTCACCGCTACCAGCGAGTACCCGATCACGGCGACCGTCACTCAGGGTGACACTGTAGTCGGCATCACCAGCAACGCAGACCGGGCGGCAGCCCTGATCGCATGGCCCCTGTGCCGGGCCGCGTGGGATGCCGGATACTGTGGCGACATCGACGTCGACACCTATCCCGACACTGAGGAGGCGGAGTTCTCCTTCTCCTTCGGGAGCGAGGACGTCACCATCCTGACCGGCTACGGCTGGGCCCCTGGCCGGGAGTTCGCCGTCACCCGCCACCCGCTCCTGTGGGGCGAGATCATCATGACGGACCTGAGCGCTGCGCTCGGCGCAGCCGAGTACGCCTACCAGGCCCCAGCCGAGGCGTGGCAGACCCTCTGTGGCGCCGCCGACTACGAGCAGGACTCGTGGGAGACCATCGTAGAGACGCTCTGCGAGCGCGCCCACATCACGCGGGGGGGCCGTCTCACCAGGGTCGCTGGGGGCGGCGACCAGGTCGCCCTGGTGGAGGACTATGACCCCGAGTTGCCCGTCCGCGTGATCGACGTCGACGCGGCAGAGGACGCCACCTACTGGTCACCTCAGGAGGCGGCTGCCGCCGTCCTCGCCATCATCGCCTGACGCGCTCAGGCTGCCCGGATAGTCGTAGCGGGGGTGCGACTCCCCCGCCGGGCGCGACACCTACCCACACCCGCATCTAGGAGCACACGATGACACTCGAGGATCTGCTCTACCAGCTCGGCGACAGCATCGGCTGGGGCCGCTGCGACTACGCCCGCGATCGGGCCGGGGATGCCTACGGCATCACCAACGGCCACGCCACCCTCACCCTCACCACGGTCGGAGACACGGCCTGCTGGGCCACCTACGCGACCACCCAGGACGGGATCGACCCCCTAGATGGGGGGGAGTGCCCCGCCGACGACATCACCCCCCTCGTGCGCGCATGGCGGGAGGCGGCGGCTATCGCTATGCCTCACGAGGCGCGCGTGGCCCGCGTAGTCGCCCGCCTCACCGGCGAGAGGTGGACGCATGAGCAGGATGACGACACGCACATCCTCAGGGGTGGGCACGCCGCCGTCACCATCATGCCCGATGGGGAGGTCATCTCAGATGACCCCATGGCGCGCCTGTACGTGCACGCCGTGTACGCGCCCGAGGACTACGGCGTCTACCCCGCCGCCTAGGTAGGACGGCCCGCCCGCACGATGCTGCGGGCGCTCCGCCTCGCCTAGAGGATACGTGCCACCAGTGCACGCGATACGTGACACCTACATAGAGACACGCCCGTAGGCGGCGAGCACCGCGCGCACAGCACCACCGCCCCGCGCAGACGACACAGCTCGCCCGCCTACGAGCCGCCTAGACCCCCCTCATCATCTACTACACGCAGGGGTTTACCGTGATCCGCCCGGTCTAGGCGGCCCGTAGGTGCCCGCACCGTGCGGGACCTAAGAGAGGAGATAGTCGTGACCGACTACGACGTACACAGGTACTCGGACCTGACCGACGCTATACGCGACGGGGCCAGCATGCGCGACAGCATACGCGTACTAGGGGACGTAGTGGTCCCCCGATCTGTTCCGGAACTGCCCTACCGTGTAGAGCGCGGCGGGGCACTTGTCATCGCATCGTCTAGCGAGAGCTCCGTGCGCATGGCGGGAGGCGCGCTGCGCATCGTCTACGACCAGTGCCTAGACCTCACCCTGTACGGGGTCAATACCCCCGGCGGGACGGTAGAGCTAGTCGACTTCCCCGATAGCGCCGCCGCCACAGTGGCCCGTATCGGCGCGCCGTACAGCTGGGAGATCGTACGCGAAGGCGCCCGAGTAGAGGAGACGAAGGCGCCCGCCCACTACACGTGGCTAGGGCCGGAGATCGCGGACAGGACCGGCATCACCTACGTCACGGACCTACAGTCCTGGGACGTCCTGGACGCTATCGCGCCAGCTGACCCGCACGTGTGGAACGCGCTCAAGTACCTGACACGGCTGGACCGCAAGGGCGATTCGAGTCGTCGAATCGTCGACTTGCGCAAGGCCGCGGCCTACTTGGAGAGGGCGATCGAAGCGGAGGCGCGCCGTGGTGGCGAGTGAACCGTTGGAGAGGGTGCTCATCACTCATGGGGAGATGCGACGTCTGCCGGATGGTGCCAGCGTCTACGACCAGGATGACACCCGGTGGGTCAAGCATGGTCCTTGGTGGCGCAAGGACGACGGGGACCGGAGGCTGCTCGGCACCGAGCTCAAGCGACTCAGCCAGTACTTGTGCGTGCTGCGCCCGTTTCGCCCGGAGACCTATCTTCCGAATAGGGGGTTCCCAAGAGAATAGGGGGTTCCCAAGAGAATAGGGGGTTCCCAAGAGAATAGGGGGTTCCCAAGAGAATAGGGGATTCCCAGAAAGGAAGACACCATGGCAGACGCCCCATCAGTCCACCAAGCACTCAGCCAAGTAATGGCTGAAGTACAGGCAGTCAGAAAGGACAGCGAAAACCAGGCGCAACGATTCCTGTTCCTAGGAATCGACACCGTCATGAACGCCGTCGGCCCCGCACTACGCAAACACAGAGTAGTCATCCTCCCCGAAGACGTCGAAGTGCACCGCAGCAACGGAACAACAGCCAACGGCAAACAGACCGCCGAAGTCGTCCTCAAAGTCACCTACCGGGTCTACGGCCCCAACGGAGACAGCATCCACGGGAAGGTCGCCGCCGAAGCCATGGACTTCGGAGACAAAGCCATCGCCAAAGCGATGAGTGTCGCCTACAGGACCTTCCTCCTACAGTCGCTCACCATCCCAACCGACGAACCTGACCCAGATAGCGAGTCCCACGAGAGGGGGGTTCCCAAGAGAATAGGGGGTTCCCAAGAGAATAGGGGGGCACCAAAAAACACCCCCCTCCCAACAAAACAGGGGATTCCCAAGAGAACAGCCGCCGAACAGTGCGGAACCATCCTCGACGGCTTCTGCCACACCCACAACCTCGACGGCAACAAGGTGCGCGAAGAGTACTTCGCAGCAGGAGGCAAGGCCAACCCAGACATGCTCCGGGGATGGCTGGCACAGAACTACGGGGCAGGAAAGGTCCAGTAAATGAGCAACATCGAGAAGCCGGATGCGTAGAAAGGGACCTCCCAAGAGCACAGGACCCTCCCAGGAAACAAGGGAACTCGTGTACAAGAGAGACCAGTACCGGTGCGCCCGCTGCGGCAGGCACGCCGGGAACGGCCCCATGAGCATCCAACACCGACGGGCCCGAGGCATGGGAGGCACGCGCCAACCAAACACCAACAGCCCCAGCAACCTCATCCTCCTCTGCGGGGACGGGGTCACCGGCTGCCACGGGCACATCGAACGCAACAGGGCAGAGGGCCGAAAGACGGGATACAACGTCCCCCAATTCGCGGCCAACCCCGCAAGCATCCCAGTCAGATACTGGGACGGCAGAACCTACATCCTCAACGACGATGGGAGCAGAACTTGCTTGGATTCAGCGAAGTGACCTACACGTACGCGACAGCCGTGTGCGACTGGCCCGGCTGCAACAACCGAATCAGCATGCAGCCAGGCCCCGAAGACCCCTACAGGGAGAGGAGAGAACTCAAGTCCTTGACGTGCGTAGCAGCAAGACGAGGATGGAGCCTCGCCCCCAATGGGGAGGCGACCTGCCCCTACCACAGCAGAAAAGAGACAGCATGAACAAGATCGCCAAGGTGACGCAGGGGCTCGCCCTCCACATCAACAGGACCCACCACAGTCGCTTAGAGGACGTCGTGGCCCTCTGCGCAGACCTGGCGTCACTCGGAGACGCCGTCGTCAGGCTCAAACGGATGGAACTCGCACGAGGAGACGTGGGACTCTACCGCGCGGCACTCCGCGTCCATCTGGAGGATATCGCCATGGACTCTATGGAACTCCTGCTGGCCCTAGGAGAGACCGACTTCGAGACTGCGTTCACCGCCGAGTACGAGAGGGCTGCCAAGAAGCACCCCGGAATGACTCTCGACAGCGACCACCACACCAACGAGTCGCGGTTCTACGCCCTCGCCGAGGAGGTCGGGGAGGCCTGTGCCGCCCTCACCTACGACAACGCCACCCAGACTGGCCATAACGCCAACCTCACCAGCGAGGTCACGCAGGTAGGAGGCCTCGCGCTCGCCTGGCTTCTCCGCTACCACGTTGAGGAGGGCCAATGAGGTCCACAGCCAGGATTGCCGACAAGCTCAAGAAATACGAGAGCACCGGGCACTACGACGGGACGATCGACGACATTTACAAGCTCATCCGCCACATAGCTTCCCTTGAGGAAGAAGTCGACGACCTCTGGGTTGAGGCGCGCGAGGCGAGAGCGTGGGAGCGCCGCTACAACGAGCTCCTTGAGCTCTATGAACAGACGCAACAGAAACCAGAAAGGAAGACCAATGAGTGACTGGCCAACAGAACCCCTCATCCGAATCGACCGCGGGACCCTAGACGGCGAGAGCATCGACGGCGTCCTCGCGGGAAACGGGCACTATGACTTATATACGATTCTCAGCGGGAAGGAACGAGGCGGCATCCTCGCGGAGGCCTGTACACGCGACTCAATCGAGGAATGGACTCCCTTAACGGCGGTCCCCACCTTCAGTATCGAGGCCTTGCGGCAGGCATTCCTGGGGGCTATTCTCTCCTCAAGTCAGCACAGGGCCATCCATGGGATCACCTCGTGTGCGCCACCCCCCAAGATGAGCCTCGTTAGGCGGGCTATCGTTGCCGCGAAGAAGCTCCCCACGACTACCGCACGGCCCCTCCAGGGAAACAACCTCAAGCGTGCTCTCCTCCGAGAATCTGCGACACCCCTCCCTGAGTTCGCCTGGGGTGACTATGTGCGGATCGCAGCAGTCGCCGCGGAGGCCGTGAAAGGCCTCGGAGACTACGACGCCTGGGACGCGCTCGCGGAGTGCGCTAACGACGTCCCAGAATGCGGCGGCAGCAGCGAAGAGTACGAGGGCCTCGTGGCAGCGATCGGCCGGGCCTTGACGCGAAGTGACCTCAACTCGTTCATTGAGGTCGGCGGAAGGGCTCTTGCGTACGCAGCACAGTCAGCCCGGAGGGGGGCAGCATGAGCTTCATCATCGGGACACTCGTCATCATCGCCCTAGCGGCCCTCGCGTACGGGGCCTACGAGAGCGGCGGCAGGCAGGCCGCCGAGCTTGAAGCCGCAGTCGCACGCAAGTCAGCTGCACGTTGGCGCA